AAAATATGCATTCGCAGACGATGAAGAAGCCCATAAAGATAAGATAGAAAAAGTTGCTACTCAGTATGGCTATTCTATTGTTAAAAAGAAAAAGAAAAAGAACTTTGTAAAATTTGAATCTACGTTTAAAAAAATGGCATCAATTTTATTTTTAAATGAAATTGAATCAAAGGGATAAATAAATGGAAAACCAATCTATACCAAAACTGCTAACGTCAAAACCTCTGCTGTTTGAAGTATCACAACAGACAATAAATGAATCTATTAGAAATAATAATGGAAGACTAATAGTATCGGGTGTTCTTCAAAGAGCAGACGCAAAAAATCAAAATGGTAGGGTGTACCCAAAGGCAGTTTTAATGCGAGAAGCAACTAGATATCATGATATTTATATCAAAGAAAAAAGAGCATTAGGCGAACTAGACCACCCAGACTCATCGATTGTAAACCTGCAAAACGTAAGTCATAATATAGTTGATATGTTTTGGAAGGGCAATGATCTATATGGTAAAGTTGAGATTTTAGGAACACCATCCGGTAACATTTTAAAAGAGTTGTTGAAGGCAGGTATTAAATTAGGAATATCATCGCGTGGCCTAGGATCTGTTCGTGAATTAGGCGAAAACGTATTAGAAGTTCAAGACGATTTTGAATTAATCGCATTCGATTTTGTTTCAAATCCTTCTACACATGGTGCATTTCTGTCACCTGTAAATGAAGGACGTATAATCGAAGAGCATATAATCAAAAATGATAAAAACGAAATTTTAAGTAGAAAAATTCAAGACATACTGTGTGAATTAAATTGCGGATGTTCATTGGAGTAAAAAATGCCAGCTAAAAGTAAACAACAACAAAAAATAATGGGACTTGCATTAGCATATAAAAAAGGAGAAGTTCCAAGTGATTACAAAGTTTCACCTGCTGTTAAAAATCTTGCAAAAACAATGTCAACGGCAGAACTAGAAAAATATGCAAGCACAGAAACTGGAAAGCTTCCTAAAAAAATTAAAAAAGAACACGCACTTGATATAATAAAAAGAACGTTAATGAAAACCGAAACTGGTACATGGAAAATAAACTTACCATTTTCTGAAAATACACTATTTCAATCAGAATACAATTCGGTTGAAGAAGCAGTAAATGCAATTATAAATAAAGATTATAACAATGATATATTTCATCCAGCCAACCAAACATATGCACAATTAAAAAGCATAATATCTACAGAGTCATCTGGTAGGGTGAATGGAAGAGTTGTTGATGTTGGATCTGCTAAAATGGTCATGGCTGTACTTGAAACTCTTAAAACAAGCAAATTAAAAAAGAAGTTTTTACAATTACCGACAAATGAAATTATTTACGTTACTTTTAAATTAATGCAATAGGAATATGTATGAAACAAATTAGTTATGAAACAAAAAAGCCCGGTACAAAGGTTATAGTGCATAAAAATGATATTGACTCGGCATTACGACTTTTCAAAAAACGAGTTAAGGAATTTGAAATACTAGAAATATATAAAGAAAAGCAAGAGTTTATAAAACCGTCAGAAAAAAGAAAACGTGCAAAGCGAGCAGCAATAGTAAAGCAAATGAAAAAAAATCTTGAAAATAAAGAAAATTTTTAACTTTTGCAAAAAAAATTAATATTTATTAAGGAATACCCTATCTTATATAGGGTTTCTTATTATATATACAATCTGCTTTATAGTTGAATAATAACTATAGAAAATATAATCTGAGGTATTTTTATGAAGGATTTACTGAGAGATGCAATTGCAGACGCAAAGGCCGTAAGGGAAACCGCGTATGCAAACGCAAAACTTGCGATCGAGGAGGCGTTTACACCACATCTTCAAAGTATTATTTCTGCTAAACTTGCAGAAGAAGTTGACGGTGTAGAAGAGAATGTAGTTGAGGCGAATGAGGCTGTCGAAAACGCAGATTCACAAGTTTCTGAAGTTAATTCAACTGTAGAAGAAGCAGACGTTCAAACAGAAGCTGCTTACGATTCAGAAGAAGAAGATGAAAAGGAACTTGATTTAGAATCAATAATTGCGGAATTAGAAGAAGAACTCGCTTCGTCAGAAATTGGTCAGGGGGATAATAAGGAGCCATCTAAAACTGCTTCTTCTTCAACGACCGAATATCCAAATGAGGGTGATTTATATGAAGCTTCATCTGAAGATAAAGAAGATGAAGAGCATGAAAAAATGGATGAAGGCTCTCACATGGATGCTAAGGAAGATGAAAAAGAAAAGGACGAAATGGATGAAACACTTGATATCCAAGAAATAATTCGTTCTTTGACAGAAGAGGATGAAGAAGAAAAAGTGCATGACGATGAGGATGAAAAGAAGAAAATGGAAGCTCTACAGGTAGAATTGGAAGCTGCGTATGAAACAATTCGTTCATTACAAGGCACGATCAATGAAGTTAACCTTTTAAATGCAAAGCTTCTATATTCAAATAAACTCTTTAAGTCATACACACTTTCCGAATCCCAGAAGCGTAAAGTGATTGAAAACTTTGATAGAGCAAAGAATATACGTGAAGTTAAGCTTGTATTTGCTACACTCGGTGAGGCATTTGCTGCTAACACTTCATTAAAGCCTATCAAAGAGTCATTTGCTAGTGATCCAATTCCTTCTACAAAGCCATCTAAGGTTATTACGGAAGGAAATGACCAAGCTACACGATTTAAACAATTAGCCGGAATTATTAAATAAGGAGAAAATAAATGAGTACTAGAGATCTTTTAGAACAATCAAATTATCAGCAAAAGCGTTTGCAACAAGATGCACAAGCACTTGTTAGCAAATGGGAAAAGACTGGTCTTCTTGAAGGAATTTCTACATCTTATGAAAGAGATGGAATGGCAATTCTTCTTGAAAACCAAGCAAAGCAACTTCTTGATGAAACTTCACGCACAGGAACCGCAGCTAACTCAGAAGAGTGGGCTGGTGTAGCACTTCCACTTGTACGTCGTATCTTTGCAGAAATCGCAGCTAAAGATTTCGTTTCTGTTCAACCTATGAGCCTCCCTTCGGGTCTTGTATTCTTCCTTGATTTCAAGTATGGAACTGCACAGCCTAACTTCACGATTGGTTCGGGTAAGGATTCACAAGCAGATTCTGTATTTGGTATTACAGGTAAGGATGCTAAGGGTGTAGACCCATCAGGTGGTCTTTACGGTGCAGGTCGCTTTGGCTATTCAATCAATGAGCAAACAGCTAGCTTTGATAAAGCTGTATCACTTGCAACTAAAAAGTTTGTAACATCATCACTGTCAGAATCAGATTATCATTTTGATACTGAATTCTTCAACACATATAGCGCATCCATCGCTGCTGGCGATGTTAAGAAGCTTACTGTACTTACGTCGGACATTCCAAACTTCGATAAAGAAGGAATTAGAGCGTTTTCAATCGATGGAACTGGTCTTGATTACTTCCCACAGTATACGGTTCTCAACAGCGCTGAAACACAACTTACATTCATCGTAAGCGGATCGGGATATACAGCTGCAACTGTTGCTTATCAAGTTCAGCCAACTGCAATTTCACGTAATGATTTCGAAGATACAACGGGAACACTCGACATCCCAGAAATCAACATGGAACTTCGTTCTGAAACCATCGTTGCAAAAACACGTAAGTTGAAAGCAATCTGGACGCCAGAATTTGCACAAGACGTAAATGCATATCATTCAATTGATGCTGAAGCTGAATTGACATCAATGCTTTCTGAGTACATTTCGCAAGAAATCGATCTTGAAATCATCGACATGTTGATTAGAAATGCACAGACAACTGAAAGATGGTCAGCACGTATAGGACGTCAGTATGATGGATTATCTGGCACTATGGGTGATTACGGAACAGTACAGGCACAAGCTTCGGCTTATACTCAGCAGTCATGGTTCCAAACACTTGGCACGAAAATTCAAAAAGTGTCAAATGTCATTCACCAAAAGACACTTCGTGGCGGTGCAAACTTCATGGTTGTATCACCACAGGTAGCTACGATTCTTGAATCTATGAATGGATTTGTTGT